ATATGTGCCGGTAGTAACACCAATGAATGACCCCATAACTACAGGATCCTGCATCTCAAGAGCATCTCTATAAAATCCCATAACAGTAGAACCTTCAACCAAACCATGATGAGATGTACCTAGTCCCGATAAAGAGGCGGTTGTTGTAGGCATCATTACTTGACACCAAGGTAAATCTGGTGTAGCTATTAAAGTTTTATCCCATGTGTGAGAACCATGTATTCTGACACGAACTCTATTTTGAAATAAAGGATCATCTCTATCTTCTATAACTCCAGTAAACCAAATGAATCCTGTCTTTCCTTGGTATTTCATTATATACTTTCCCCATATTCAATAGTTGTTGTTTCAATTGGATTTATAACTGAATCTTTAATACAGGTAACTGTAAGTTTGCAAACTTTCGGACTAAGTGCCCAATGTAACTTCGTAATTAAATGTTTGCCATTATAAAATTTAGGGTCTATGTCTTCTTCACCAGGTCTAACAGCAGGAATATTTAAATTAATTAATTGACCAACTGAAATATCTGTTCTTGTAGATAATACTACAACGAGTGTATGATAATCTAATAGTTCGTTAGCAGCTGTTCTAAATTGAGCAGAACCTAAATGTGTTTCATGATTTGCTTGATGGATATTATTTTTATCATCATTAACAAAAGAAGAATCACTAGTCAATAATACATGAGCGTCATGATAAGAACTTATTGATTTACCTGTCTTAGAACCTGAGATGGCTACTTCACCACCGTCCGAAGCTTCACCAATATGTAATACTTCAGGTTCAATTCTAACGAATGCGTTTTCTTCTATCGCTTCTGATTTACCACCATAAAACTTTTCTAGAAAACTATATGATTTCTCTGTAAAAAATTGATAGGTATTATCTATAGTAGTTTGTTTTGAACCAAACAATCCTTTAACTGTCGCTTCTAATATATTTGCTTGTGAAGATACATCATACGCTAGAATTCTTCTACCAATACCTACTTCATCACCTGTAGTATCAATAGGAGTTTCAGTTGTTCTTTCTCCTGATAAGGCCTGTGAGTATACGAATTCTCTACCACCAGCATAGTCTATTTTCATCATACTAGCTAAAGATTGTATTCTCCACATACCATTTGCAGTTTGATACCAGTAGTATGAATCCTGTAAACCCGAAGAATTACTAACACCTTGAGCTTGTGAACACAACCAATTTATGGTATAATTTGTTGACCAATTTGGTATAACAACATGATATTTATCACCCTGAGATTTTTCTCGTACTTCAAAATGAGATTCTAGTTTTTTACCGAGATTTTTATTTTTTATATCTAACTTATCTTCAGCTATCTGAGCTGCGATATCTGTCATTGAACCACGAAACGCTTGAGATATTCTAGTTCTTCTAGCTTCTATAAATTCATTAGCTGTAAAAAATATATTATAGACTTGAGTTGTTTCATCTAATCTTGAAATATTTGATATTTTGTAAATTCTAAATATCTGATCGATTAAATCATCTTCATGTGTTTCATGACCCGGTTCAGAAGGTTGACTAAATCTAAGTCTTAAGGATTCTTGTCCAAAAAGTTTCGCATTCTCCAATAAATTGATTGAGTCAGCTAAAATCATCTTCCCCATTAAAAAATTTGTTCTAATTTCTTCTGTAAGTTCTAGACTCAACATCATATCACGGACATCAGTTCCTTCACCTTCATTATTAACTATAGTTAATATTTCTAAATTATACTTCGTTACTTCTTCCGACATCTCTAAGCTCTAACTAAAGTACTAAATTCCCTAACTACTTTATCAATATATTCTGGTTCTATTATTCGAATTAAAAACTTATCTTCATTCAAATTTCTTTCATATTGTTCATTTGAAATTGGGGTGTTATTTGTTGATACTGTAGTGTTTAATTTATTAGAATCAGTATAATGATGTACAACATCTTTCTCCTCAACTACTGAACTAACTGTAAAACTTTTTTCTGAATCATTACCGATAACTGAACCACCTGTTGTAAATGTTCCAATAACACTATTTAATACTATTCTATTATTTGTTGGATCAATATTAGTTACAAACCCGTAAGCACCTGATGATGATTGAATTACCTTTTCACCCAATTCAAATTTACTTGAGACATTTGTTGTGTGATTAAAAGAAACAATGTCTGTAGTAGAAGGAGCTCCTAATACAATACCTGAATATTTTCTTGTAATAAATTTATGAAATAGTTGTCCAGACTTTGGCCAATCATTCAAATCTTGTAAATTTTCATTAACTAAGAAGAATGTCCAATATAATGTTGAATCACCATATAGTTTGGCTGCAACAACATCAGGTCGTTCACCTTCTGTTATACGATAATAATTATATCCTGTGATACCTTCTTGTAAATAACTCCATGTAGATACTTTACGAAATAAATCTTTAGCTTGAAATAATTTACCATCACTTTTAAAGTCATAAAGAATGTTTGGTATTTGTTTAAAAAATCCTCTTGCCATTATAGTGGACCCTCCTTAGCTGCAGCCTGCTGTTCAGCTATTTTATCTTGTCTAGCCTTTTCAGCTTTTTGAGCTCCAATTTTAGCAGCATCCCTACCTTGTTGTCTTTCAAATTGTTCTTTGGTTGCATTGAAGTTACTACCAAATTCTTGAGATTGTTCTCTGTCCGTTGAGCCTTGATTATTATAAGAAGATGATTTCATTTTATATTTATCTCTATTCAATGTTGATGTTTCTGTAAAATTAACTGTTAAGTTTACTGAAGTTGGTCTACCATCATGCATGGTCGCAAAAGCTTGTCCACCTGCGTAATCAACATCTACACCTGTACATACTGATACTAATGGATAATCTATACTATCTTTGAATGGTCCTCTAAAACGAATCGCCCATTCATTAGGGAATGTATATACTCTACCATGTGTACCTGTTGTTCCGGGTAGGGCTGATAATTTAAAAGCGTATATTATATTTTGAATAGCTGAAGCTTCAACTGAATTTTTGGGTCTTAAATTAAATGTATAAGAATAGGTTCTAAAATTTACACCTTCAAATAATTGAAACTTTAATGGGTTGATTGCTTTACCAGCAGTTTGTTTTAGGATATCGGCTCCTGGAGCTCCAGCTTTAATTATTTCAAACAGTTCATCTCGACTAGTACCTAATGTTTCTTCGTCTCCAAAAATTCCTCCAGTTAGACCTTCGACTATAGCTTTTTCAGCTTCTTTATATGTTACAGATAGATTGTCTGTTAGTGTATCAGGGACATAAAGAAATATATCATAAAGAGATTCACCACCTTTATCTTGTACCTTTCTTTCTAATGATCTGAAGTGAATATAATTAGTTAACGGATTCTTTTTTCCATTTTCTGTCGCGAAATCTGGTGGGAAGGATATTGCTTGTTTGTTTCCCGGTGTCATCGCACCTCTACCACTACCAGGGTCATTAAGAACTTTTGCTCTAGCTTCTCTATTACTATTCTTTGCTGAAAGAACTTCAGCAGATATTGCAGGGATATTAGATGTACGAGTACCTGTAAGACCTGTTAGTAAATCACTTAATGAACCAGAAATTCTACTATCAAATTTGTTACCTAACCCGGATAGACTATTTGAAAGACCATTAATATCATCTGATACGGAACCGACAAAGCCTGCAATTGCTCCCCTTAATTTTTTAAATGCCATAATTTTATGTTCTCTATTGTAATATATACTTATTAGTTATTTATGTCTTATAAAGGAAAGTTTAAACCAAAGAACCCAAATAAGTATAAAGGTAATCCTGGTAACATTATTTATCGTTCTCTTTTAGAGCGTAGATTCATGGTTTACTTGGATAACAATCCTTCTATACTGAAATGGAGTTCTGAGGAAATCATTATACCCTATGTCTCACCGATAGATAATCGTGTGCATAGGTATTTTCCAGACTTCTTTATGAAATACAGAAACGCCAAAGGCGACATAGTAGAAGAATTAATAGAAGTAAAACCTTTCTCTCAATGTTCTCCACCAAATCCTAAGAAGAAACTTACCAAAACAGGTAGAACCTCTAAAAGATATCTCAAAGAAGTACAAACTTACATAGTAAACGATGCTAAATGGAATCAAGCTATGAAATACTGTAAAGATAGGCAATGGAAATGGAGAATTCTTACAGAAAAGGATATAAACATCTATTAAGTGATATAAATACTATCTAACTACATTATGTATTATATAATGTTAACACAAAATAAAAAGGAGAAAATATATGAATAAATTATTAGTGTTATTAGCTGGGGTACTACTTAGTACATCTAGTTTTGCAATGAGTGGATCGTACGGAATAGGTACGGACTATATGTGGAGAGGTCAAACACAAACTGACCACGCAATGGCGGCGAACTTTGGACTAGAACAAAATATCGGTGAAGGCTGGTATGCGGGCATTTGGAATTCAACTGTCGAACTAGGAGGAGATACAGAACTCGAATCAGATTTTTATGCTGGTTTCCGTAAAGAATATGGTGAGTTCTTTGTTAACGCCGAATATATCGCCTATCGATATAGTGGAGAAATAGGTACTAACTTTGACGAAAGAATATTTCAAGTTGGATACAATTTCTTTACTTATGGAAAAGCTATGGCTGTAGAAGACGATCAGTTAGAATACGAATGGTATAATTTAGATTTACCATTTATTACTTGGGCTGATGTGTCATTGAATTATGGTGAATGGGAAGACGGAGTTAAAAACAAAAGTCTTAAAATAGATTGGCCTTTAACAGACAACTTAACTGTTGGATTAATGGCAATGGATACTGTTGATGACGATGGAGTATCATTTACTGATGCCGTTTCGTTTAATATACAAGTTACTTTCTAAGAGTATATACTATTATGGCCGGGAGACTATTCGACAAACTAGAACAAGAAGCGTTCAGAGCTGGAGTAGCAGCTAGAACTCAAGCCTCTATGAAGTGGTTTCAATCTAATGTTAGTAGTATGAAAGTTTCCCGTGCATCTTTAATTGCAGATGGTCCTAGTAGAGCATCACATGCATATGGAAGAATGTATAACTTTCAGTATGACCCAAAAACAAAAAAACAATTACCATACTACGATAGGTTCCCGTTATGTATTCCTGTCCAGAAAGCCAAGAAAGGTTTTTATGGTATGAACCTACACTATGTAGCACCAAACATTAGAGCTCAATTTTTAGACGCTTTAATGGACATAACAAATAATGACCGATACGACAAGTCAACAAAATTTAAATTAACATATCAGATATTAAAGAAAGCTAATTCTATGAGATATTTTAAACCATGTTTCAAACATTACTTAAGTGATCAGATTCAATCCAAATTATTATTAATTGAACCTGCTGATTGGGAGATAGCAATATTTCTACCAACAGAATCATTTAGAAAAGTAAGTAAGTCATCTGTTTGGAAAGAAAGTAGGAAACAATTCTAATGCAAATTAACAGATTTATGTCCGCACACATAGACAACATGGTTCGAACTAATAATTTCGAAGTAGAAATTCGTTGTCCGAAACTCAATATAAATAGTAGAGGTATGAGATGTACTAATGTAGTGTTACCAGGTAAACAAATAGTCTTTGCAGAAACTACTGAGTATGGTGGCGGCCCAATGAGAAAACACCCAAACAAAGTAGACTATGGTGGTGGATTACTCAACATGACATTTATGTGTGACCACACCTTTGAAGACAAACAACAAGTAGAATTATGGCAAGCATACATCTATGATGAAGGATACGGATATCAATATCCTGACGATTACGCAGGTGAGATTAAAATAATTCAACTTGGTCGAGATAATGTACCTGTTTATGAAGTTACTTTACATGACTGTTGGCCACAGAACTTATCAGAACAATCATTAGATTCAACAACGAGTGACATACAAACATTCTCTTGTGGATTTGCTTATAGAACATGGAGCTCAAGCTTCGAAAACTCACCAAGTGGTTTACTTGGTGGTATATTTAAAAAATTCGGAAGGAAACTTAAATCAAAAATTAATAGGAAACTTGACGAAGAATTATTTGGTAACTAAATACCAATATTACATTATTATTGAGGAATAAATTATGGCATTACCTAAACTAGACGCAGTTCGTTATACTACAGAACTACCAGTCTCAAAAAAGAAAGTAGACTACAGACCCTTCTTAGTCAAAGAACAAAAAATATTATTAATAGCGTTAGAAAGTGAAGAAGGACCAGTTGTAAATAACTCGTTATATGATTTAATAGAAGCATGTGTTTATAATAATGATGAAATAGACATGCCGTATCTCCCTATGGTAGATGTTGAGTACTTGTTTTTACAAATTAGAATAAAATCTGTAGGAGAGACCGCTGATTTATTATTACCATGTGAATGTCACGAAGAAGCTATGACACCAGTCACAGTAGATTTAAGAAACTCAATGCTACATGAAGTAGATACAGATAATGATATTAAGCTTACAGACACTATAGGAATGATTTTACAATATCCTAGTCTTAATTCGGTTAAAAACCCGACTAGTGATATAAATACTAATGAAATGTTTAGTATGATTGAATCGTGTATTGAAAAAATATACGATGGTGATGAAGTACACACTAGAGATGATTTTACTGATAAAGAGTTAAGAGAATTTGTAGAGTCTTTGACTACAGAACAATTTGAACGAGTACAGAAGTTTTTTGAAGACATACCGAGACTTGTTAACAAAATATCTTATAACTGTAAAGAGTGTGACAAACACCACGATAGAGATTTAGAAGGTATTTCAGATTTTTTCGAATAGGCCTCTCTCACGAAAGTTTGTTTAATCTTATACAAACCAATTTCGCGATGATGCAGTATCATAACTGGAGTCTAACTGAGTTGGATAACATGGTACCGTGGGAGCGTGAAGTATATACTAAACTATTAATGAAACATTTAGAAGAAGAAGAGCGTAAAGCTAAACAGAGGAAATAGAGATGGCAGAACAAGATAGATTTCAAGGTGACATGAGTCGTAATGAAGTAGAAATAGATTTAAAGAAATTTATGGCTATGGTTACCGAAATTGGTGAATTGAAACAAGAGATATTTGAACTAACGAATGATGATAGAAAGAACCCATGGCAGAAATGGGTATTCGCAGCTAAGACAATAGACGCATGGAGAATTATACCAAGATTCTTTTTAGGTATTTATATGTACTTGTTGTATTACGCAACATTCTGGTTTATGGACTTAGCAGAACCTTCACTTGAACAATCAGGGTTGATTTCAATTCTAGTTGGAGCAGGTGCAGCGTGGTTTGGTCTATACACTTCTAGTGCTGCAAAAGAACACGGCGACACTAACCCTAACTAAGAGAAATTAGATGGCAGACGAACCAATCAACACTAAAGGTCTTACCTCAGAAACAGCAGAATCAAATAGATTAGCTGCTCAAGGTAACGAACATGGCCGTCAAGAAGTAGATATATCGACTAAAGCTTTTGCGTTACAAAGATTAGCATCAAGCAAAGTTCTCCTGAAGATGCAAGCCATCAATGAGGAACAAGAAAAAAGTAAAAAATCTTTATCTGAAAGCTTTACCTCTGGTTACCAAAATATGGTAGAGAGTCTTCATAAGACTTCTTTAAGTTTTAGTAATGTTGGTGGAGCTCTTAAACAAGATTTCGGTAAACTCGGATTAGCATTTGCACCACTCACTTCGATCCCTGGTGTAGAAACTGTATTGACGATAATTAAAGGTACTCTAGCTAAGTTATTCCTGTTAGCGATAAAAAATGTAAAACTATCAAAAGCTCGTGAGAAATTTGCAAATCTTAGAGCTAAAGGAAAAGATTTCAATAACAGAAGAAAACAATTAAACGCTGGTATACAAGCTAATGTAAAGAGAGATGCTGGTGGTGGTCGTCCAAAGGCAGGTAAAATTAGAAACCTGGCTTTATTTGGTATTATCGCTATTACGGCTGCCTTAAGGGGATTTATTGCTGGTCTATTATCCGGTATAAGTTCATGGCTTAAACTACTTGGTTTCACTAAACTTAGTAGTTCGTTTACTAAAGGTTCACAAAAATTGATTAAATCTACAGTCAAATCTATTAGAGCATTTACTGCTAGATTTACTACTTTTTCTAAAGGCCTTGGAATGTTGTCAGGAGCATCTAAGACATTTAAAGCCATTGGAGGAATTGTTAGGGGTGCTCTGAAAACGGTTACTAAATTCGCATTTGCATTAGGTAAACTATTCTATCCTATTAAAGTAATCTACCTTATCTATACAGGTGTCATGGGAATGATTGACGGATTTAAAAAGTATTCAGATGCAGGTTGGATTAATGGAATCGCTGGGGGTCTTATACAGGGTATCGCCGATATGGGAGCCTTTATTCTGGGATGGCCACTAGACCTTTTTAAATGGATATTTTCAAAATTCATTGGGTTTGCAGGAGTTGATACATCTACAATAGATGCATTTTCCTTCCAAGATTCTATTTCTGAGATAGGTACAGCACTCGCTGATTGGGTGTCTGGTTTTATAACTAGTATAAAAACCGCGATTGCCGATATTGGTATTATGGGACTTATAAAAAATATGGCCTTAAACCTATTCAAGGTA